ACATTCGCCATCAGTAATCACCCCCAAGAGCTTCTTCCATGTAGGCATCGATATAGCTGACAAGGGGCGTGACCGAAACAAACATTCCATTTTCTGTGATGCCGATCATGAGATAAAGTACCGTCCCGAGCGCGTTCGAAACGTACGTACACGCATATTGGCCCTCTGACCGCAGCGCTGTCGCAACGATCGTAACGTTTTCCACAACGCCCGTATACATGGGAACAACAAACTGAACCGGTCCTTTATCAAGGGCTTCGCAGATCTTTGTCATATCTGCATTGAGCCTGGAATACTCGCCGGTTGGCATCACGGGCGGAAGACCCATTTCGCTCAGGTTAAAGACCGGTATCGCGGAACTATCGTCCTTCTCCGCTGCCCATTCACCATTGCTGTTAACGCGTAAAAATTTCCCCGCGTCAGCGCCGGTAACTTCAGGCAGTACAAGGGTTTTGTCCAACGTTTTACCATCGGGCATCAGAACATCTTCCGCGTCGACTGCCGGAAAATTACCGGAAGGCTTGATTTTTGCGTCAATATTTAGTGGCATAGTATTTTCCTCCTTACTTCAGGACTTTCACTGTCCGGGTACCGGCCACCACTTCGTCATTCATCCAGACATTGTAGCTTTCCGTGTGCCCGGAGGAATTCTCGAAGGCGAAGGTCGCCACCTTTGCCCATGTGTAATCGAAACCGCCGACATTGAATGCCGTGGGCTCTCCGTAGCTGACGGGCGCGGCAAAGGTGAATTTCTGCCCCTCCCCCGCGGTCATCTGGAAGGTGCCCGTAATGCCGCTTTGCAGGCTTCTGCCAAGGCTTCGAATCGCGGCGCTGTCAATGGCGGCATCCGCATTCAACGCACCGTAGAATACGCCCCGGAGGAAGGATACCGTGGTACTTGCGCTGTCCGTCGCGTCCCGCTCGTCCGCAACCTTCAGGGTAAAGGTCTTCGTTCCCGTCAGATCCAGCCCGGTCAGCGTCTTTGCCCTGGCGGAAGATTCCACTGCTTTCCCGTCCAGGGTCTGGGACGCAGGGTCTTTGTTCAGGGTCCAGCTGATCGTCACTTCGTTGACCTTGGTACCCAGCTCCACGGTCCCCACATTGTTCATTATCCTGGTGATATCGATGGCTGTATATGCCATATCCGCTCTGATTTCCTCGATTTCCTCCTGCAGCTGCGCCCACACGGGAAGTGACGGATCCATAGCGGGATCTCCGGAGGGGTCCGCGCCCCTTTCAATTTGGGGACCTGTGACCATGATCGTAGGTATGGCCAAATTCTTTTCTTCGTCCACACCATAGATGCCAACCATCAGTCTTCGGTTTGCCTGTTCCAAAACCTCGGCGGGGATCGACACAACGCTCTCGACACCGCTCACGATCCGGGATACCATACCGGCCTCGAAAACGGCTGTTTTCTCCAAATTATCCCAGTCAGATGTGAATTCAAATTTTACCTGTTTACCGATCATTCCGGCAGTCAGGGTCTCCTGGACGGACATAACACCGTCCGCGCCTGAAAATTTAAACGTTAGCATTTTCCACCTCCATTAATACATAGCCGCCAACTGATTCACTATAGACAAAAGCCATGGTCTTTCCGTCGGCGATCACGCCGGCGTTGAACTTCGCCGGCAGGCCGAACGCCGCGGTCCCCGGTTCCGTGGCCTTTTGGCCGATCCCCACAGCTTTTGTTTCCCTGTGGAAGCTCAGAAGAAAGAACGCCACCTGAACGGTCCTGTAGATCGAATCGACAGTACCAAAATTATCGGCTGCCTTTACACTGAATTCGTAGGCGAAATCCAATTCGACCGGAACGATCTGCACCGCTCCATCCGGAGTATAATCACCGGACAGGGAAGGGATCTGCACGCTTGTCCAGTCAGAGGAACCTTTTTTCCGATACAGAAGGGTGTATTCCGCACTGTTCCTGCTTCCAAGGGGCGTTATATCGGCCTTAAATACAACAGCGGCATGAATTCCGTCGTCGTCCTGGTTTCCATTCTCGTCGGAGCGGTAGGCTGCCAGGATCGTGACGGTGGGCGCGCTGTAATCCACCACCTCTACAGAAACAGTCGCGGATGTTTTACGGCCCCGGGAATCTGTGGCAGATACCGTAAACGTAATCGTTCCGGTTTTTGGCAGGTCGAACACCATAGAAGGACCGGACACAACATCGGAACCATTCGATATGGAATAGGCCGTGATTTGAGAACCATAGGCCCCTTCACCGGAAACGGTTACCTCTGCCTGGGATTTGCTCTTTATATAGCTGCCATATTTCGCAAAATGACCGTTCTTATCGGTCACCACTGCGGACACCGTCGGGACCACAGATTCCGGGATAGCAAACACTAGGGAAACAGAAGTGCTTCCTATGGCTGTGGAGCCGTCGTAAGTGGTGCATTTGATTTCCACGGTAACCTGTAAGCCCGTTGTGTTTTGCGCTGCCCAGCCGACAGGAGGTGTCCAGGAGACTGTATCTGCCTGCACGCCGCTGGCGATCGTCAGGAAAGCCTTCCCGCAGGCGGCCGTAATGGTGTGCGTGAGAGAGCTGGAATACCGCTTCAGTGTCAGCTTATGAACTGCGCCCAGCGTTCCGGCCGGGCCGCTGATTCCGGACATCGCCGCGCCGGATGTGACCAGCGTGGACGTGTAATTCGTGCGGTATGCCGTGTACCAGCCGAAGGTATCTTCTCCCGGGAAGATCCAGAGGTAATAGGTCTGATTTGGCAGCAGCAGAATGTTTGCGGAACCGGTAAAGGTCATCCAGTCCTCCCCGACAGCAAGCGTTCCGGTGGCTGCGTAATCATAGCCCGCGTTGGCGTGGCTGCCCGGATCCGTGCCAATATAGAATTTGATAGGGATATGAGAGCCGTTCCCCCTGCCGGCGGTATACCAGGTGATATTGACACCTGTCGCGCCTGTGGAAGGAGCGGTAAACTTGATCCGGCAGACACGCCGGGAGCTGCTTTCATAGCCAACGACAGCGGAAGCACCGCTCTTGCCATTCTTGTAGTAGACCCGGTCATTCGTGCTGAGAGATATTGTCGCCACGGTTTACCTCCTTATGATAGATTCAGGTACCCGTCGTCATCCGCGATCCAGCTGTAGCCCTTCATATGCAGCATCTCGATGGTTGCCTGTTTGGCTGTGACGCCGGTTCGGTCAAAGGTCGCGGCCGCATAGCCTGCCACCAGCACATCCACGATACCGGCAGACAGGCGAAGGATCGCTTCGTCATCCTCCCGGCCGATGTACTGGCCATCCGCATCAAAGCGGAAATAGGTTTTGATGCCGTTGATTTCGTCACTGACGGGACGAAGATTGACGATACCGTTATCCAGGTCGATAAAAACAGTCTTGCCGCCGTCAGCGCTCTGGATGGTTCCGGCGGTTACCTGGACTGCCCGGACCATATGGGCAAGGATGCCGTCTTCAAAGGTGGCTCCCATGATGAAGGGCCCGTTGTAGCCGGTCTTGGAAGCGGCAAGGCCTTCATAATTGAACCGCCAGACCTTGACAGCCTGGGCAGGGTCCGGATTGTCCGCGATATACCATTCATCCGGCATTCCGTCGCCGTCGGTGTCCAGCTGCCTGACACAGCCGCCCTTCGCTCCGGTGACCGTTGCGGCAAGGGCAGAAGCGATATACTGCATGGTCGTTACAGTGGGTTTGCTGGCGATCTCCTGCTGCTGTTTGACGATGGTGCTTGCCAGGTTGGATCTGACACTGCCGATGGTAACACTGTCGTAGCGGTCCAGCAGGGGCTTCCAGCGGTACCTGACCACCCGGGCGGCAGTATCCACCTTCAGCTTAGGGAAATATACATGGACGGTATCGCCCAGGAGCACCTGCTCCAGAATGGCGAGATCCTTGTATTCCTCAGTCTGTTCCAAGCGGACGAATTCCACCTTGATGGAAACAGTGGGCGTGCCGATGTCGTTTTCCTTCATGTACCGCTGTGCCCGGGCGCGCAGTAACTCTTCTGCAGGAGGATCCTGCCATTCGGCAGAAAGGTCAAGAGGGTAGATCTTCGTGTGGGTAAATACACCCTCAGCGTGGAGGATCTTCTCCGGAAGTTCCACCAGTGAGCCTTCCTGGCCGTACCAGAAAGGATGCACGCCGGTGTAGCAGTTGGCGATATTGGAATCCTGTTCCAGGGAAGTCAGGTTCTTGCCGTAGCGGATGGAGACGCCGTTATCGGTACCGCGCCGCTCATGGAGCCTGACGGTAAAGCGGTCGAATTCATACTCACCGCCGTAGACATCCAGAATAGACCCTTCTGTGCCGCCCAGCAGCGACCAGATGGACTTGGGTACCAGGACGGTCATATTTGCCCGGGTGGATTTATCCGTCCAGAAATCGAACTCACAGGAGGTCACAGCGCTGGCTTTCATGGTCGTAAGCGCGTCCGCTGCGGAAGCGGCGGTGAAGGGAGAGACGGTGACGCCCATGAGGTCGTAAGCCACATGACGGGCATAAACGGTAACGGTGCCTTTGCTGGTGGGCACGATACGGTAGATCCGGAAGGGCTGCGGCCGGGAAACGGGATCCACGGAAGACAGGATGATGGCCCGGTGGGCGATATCCTCGTAATGGATACCGTCTGCCGGGTATTTCATTTCCAGCTCATAGATACCGTTCAGGGCAGGATCCACAATGACATCGATGGCATCCGACAGGATACCGATGCCGTTGTGGTCAAAGGCCCGTTCGAATTCGTCATAAAGGATAGGCTTCATAGGGTCCACCACCTTGGCGTGATCCGGACGGAGGTGATACCGCCGGTCCAGGTGACCGTATTCTCACCGGGCAGCAGTTCCGGGAACGGAATGGCGTATACCGTTTTATTTTTGTTCTCTGGAGCACCCTCTCCTACCTGACGATAGGCGTTCTCAACCTCACAATCCAACGTGACCTGATCTTCTAGCTCCTTAATCTCCACGACCGTTTTACCTACAGTGAGGACGCCAGGCCCCGTACCATAGACTACGATAAGGGGCTTTGCCGCAAACCGGGTAGGATTGACGATGAAAGAAGGCTCCAGGTATTCGAAGGGTGCTTCGCCGGAGATAAGGAACCGCTGGGGCTTGCAGTCAAAAGTGAGTTCAAACGGTGCAAGCGTCCGCATCCTCTGTTCGATTCGTGCGCTGTGGTTCACTTTAGCAAGCCAGAAGTGATTGATATCATCGCTGCACTCAAGACGCCTGTAGCCGAATTTCGAAAACAGAAAATCATTGATATCATCTATAGTGGAAATCACAGCTTCATCCAGTGCAAAGCATTTTACATCTCCTTTTCGGTTGCCGTATGCTCCGGAGTAGGTCAAGAGTGTGCCATTCCGACCTGGGACATTGTTGCTTTGTACATCGGGGATAGCAGCGGTAAACTTAATCGGTTCTTGCAGGCGAATGCCGACCTCTTGCGCATCTATCCCATCCAGATAAAAGGTTTCGTTATGCAAAAGAAGCCGCCTCCGTTTCTGCTATGAATTCCAATTCTTCCGCAACAGCGTGTGCCAGGTCTCTCATGTTATCGTACTCCACACCATTGATGATGATTTGCACGCTCATGGACTTGGCGCTTCTTGCTTCCTCTGCAGTCAGAACACGTTCGCCCTCGTGTAACTCAGCAATGTAGCCATCGAATGGAACATAATCCAGACCGCCTGCATGGGATCCGTTGACATAGTGGGCGCCACCGTTACCGGCAAAACCGCCACCAACCAGGGTGTTATCTACGCTGATGGTGTTGCCTACTGAGATGTTCATCAGGCCATCAAGGAAAACCTGAAGCTTCGCCTTGACTTTCGAAGTAAGATTGGACCAGCCTGCAACGATACCATTCCAGATGCCCTCAAGCACCCTGGCACCGACTGCTGCGGCATCCGAGAGAATCTCACCACCATTCTCGACCAAGTAGCTTCCAAGGGAGGTAACTACACCAAGAGCAGTAACAGCCAGTTCCGGGATGGACTCCGCTAAGCCGATTGCGATATTAGCGATCAGTTCTCCGGCCGCGTGAATTACCTCATCAGGATTCTCTATGATATAGCGTCCGAATCCAGTAACCAGACCAACTGCCACACCGAGCAAGGTAGGAATCAGACGGACCACGCCGTTTGCAAATGCAAAAAACGTCTGGGCCGCACCTTCTGTGATGGCATCCTCGTTATCTTCGATACCCTTTGCAAGGCTCTCGATCAGCTGAACACCGCTGGTGATAAGCTTAGGAGCGTTTTTTGCCAGTTCACCGACTGCGGTACCGACAATTTCTCCGGCCGCATCGATCATGCCCTCGATACCACGTTGCTCGTAGGCATCAGAGAGCTTCTGGATAGCATCAATAGCTGCAGGAAGTACCTGCTTTGTCAGGCCATTTGTGACAGGAGTAAACACTTTTGCAACAAGCGCCTGGACATTATCTTTCAGGGTAGAAATAAGGCCCTGTGTGGTCTGGGATGCTTTTTGCATACCGTTTTCGTACATACCGCCTGCGCCAGTAGCCGCCTCGATAGCAGCTTCAATTTCTGTGAATGCCACTTCGCCCTTGGAAATACGCTCATACAGTTGCTCCATGGACTCGCCTGTGGCATCCTGAATATTCAGCAGGGGGTTATAGCCGGCATCGATCATCATGTTGATATCTTCCAGCGTTACCTTCTGAGAGGAACTCATTTTGCCGTAGGCTCTGGTCAAGGATTCCAACTTCTGCACGTTACCGAGGGAGATATCGCCCAACTTTTGCAGCACATCTGTGGAAGAATCTGCCGAAACATTGAACGCTAATAGGGTCTGGGTTGCATTGGCAAGGTCGCTCAGTTCGAAAGGGGTTTTAGCGCCCATATCAGCCAGTTCCGCGACCTTGGCTTTTGCCTTTTCCGCATCGCCCAGCATCACCTCGAAGTTCGTCTGATAGCTCTCTAAATCGGTGTTGTAGTCGAAAGCGATTTTACCCAGAGCGGTGATAGCAGTAGATGCAACGCCGATGGCACCAGTAGTGAAATTCAGCGCTGCGGAAAATCCGTTTTTAAGTGTCGATGCAAATTTACTCAGTCGGCTTTCAGCATTCTCTGATTTCTCAGCAGTATCATCCAACTTGACGTTATACTTTTGCAACTCACTCTTGGAGCTCTCCATTTGCCCAGTGGCTTCGTCGAGTTGCTCCGCCAGTTCTTTAGTTTCTTTCGAAGTAAGTCCTGTTTTTTGAGCAGATTCGTTGAACTTCTTAGCAATTTCCTCCACACGTTTCTGTGCTTCGGTGTATTGAGAGCTAAGAATACCGATTCGATTTCTTAGGGTCTGAACATTTTGAGATACCGAAGTAAATGTACCAGAGAGTTCCTTGTTGGTTTTCTTGGTGTTATCGACACCCTTCTTGTACTCACTATCATCAAAAACGATTTTTGCATACAGATCAAATAGATTCACTTGGCACCTCCTTCCAGTTTTGCGCGGATCTTCGCGATGATTTCCTCTGTGGTTCTGTTATCCTCTTCGGGAGGATGTAAAATCTCACGGCACTTCACCACCATATAGGAGCCTTCTCCGGCGGCGGTGGCGTTGGTCTTCGTAAGCATCCTCATGCACTCAGAAAGATAATCCCGGTACACCGCATCCTCCGTGGTGGTTTCCACTTTGTGATAAGCGTACCGGGCAAAAGAAGAGGCCCTTAACGGGCCCCTGTATTCTCCTGCGCAGATCCAGAGGGTTCGCCGGTCTGCGCTTGCATAAAAAGTTCGACGAAGGTGGAATCGGTGAACAGCTCGATCAGGTCTCTGGTCAAGCTGGCCAGATCCATCTTTTTGACGAACTCTTCATAGGGTCTGCCGTCGATAACAGCCAGAATGGTCAGCAGGTCCCGCTTGTTGGTTTTCAGCAATGGGGGAATCGTCTTACGAATACGCCGGATAGCGAAGGAACGCTTGTTCTCCCCTTCGGGCAATTTTTCTTTCTTGAACAGTGCCTTGGCGGCATCACTTTCCGCAATGTTTGCCACAGGGTCAATGATATCGGCGATCACATCCAGCGTGCGTTCGCCTTTCACGTCAGAAAGTCTCATTCAATGCCCTCCTTCGCATCGGTGGAGTAGAACTCCATGGGGACTACGTCCTGATTCTTTGCGGAATAATGGCCGGTGAACTCCACAGAGACGTTGCCTTTGCCCTTCTTGGTAGTCTGCAGGGTAAGACCCGCAGTAGACAGAGAGTTCATCAGGCGGACTGCAACCGCACCGCCGCCGATCTTGTCACCCACCCACCAGATATCCTCGAAGTCAGTCTGCTTCAGGCTGTTTCTGGGAGTGACCTTGGTGGGATCGGTAGCATCGATGTCAGCCGCACCCAGAGCCTTCCGAATAAACTCAGGGGATGTATTCAGCGCAGTAGCTGCCAGCTTACAGAGCCAGGATTCCAGCTGTTTCAGCTCCATCAGGTTGTTGGGGCAGTTGTCCACATCAGCACCGTGGTCGCTGTAGGTAGGCACACAGGAAGCATTGATGCCGCCGGAGGTTGCAGTGATGATATCCGAATCAGCAAATGTACCTTTCGCAATGTCGAAGTTCTTCAGGAGAACGCCTGCTTCGAACTGCATCTCCTGAAAGGCTTCCTGAGGGATTTTAGTAAACTTACCCATATTTCTCCTTTCAGTCGGCGGTAAAGAACTCCGCCGTCATGTTGATGTATCTTCGTTTGTAAGCACCGTCTGAAAGGCTCTGGCACCACGGAGATCCCCGTTTTAGCCAGATATACCCACCGTCACAGCGGATGACCTTTCCGCCGTTTCCGGTAGTCTCAGACAGTTTGCGGGCCATTGCGTTTGGTTCTTCCTCTGAGGTGGTATAGAACCACAGATTTACCGTGATGGAAATCTCCCCGGAGTCGAAAGCGCCGGTCCGCAGATCATAGGTCAGGTATTTATCCTCAGGCCCATCCGGGACAGAGGATACAGGATAGCCGGGGATACCCAGGCTGTTGAAGAATTGATGTAAGGCCGCTTCTTTGGTCACAGAGCACCCGCCGCCTTCCATGCCACATACAGCTTCGGGCCCTGGATAGCAAACCAGTCCACCATTTCTTCGTTTCGGGGCCAAGCATCTGTGCCGTTGGCATTACTGCTCAAACCGCTCTCATAGAAGAATGCGTGAACCAACTCATGCCGGAGCACCTTCTTTTGGTAGGAATCCAAATCACCCAAAGCCATAGGGCTTTTGCGTTCTTCATCGGTAAACTTCTTGACAACAATGCACTTGGTGCTGCTGTCACAGTAGCCATCGGCCTGTTCCAGGTATTTATCCTGGTCTTTCTCTTTAAAGTCAATGGTGTATTCCACACCAAGCACATTTACAGTCATTTAGGAAGCCTCCATTTCTCTGCTTTGAATTGAGCCACCTGAAAGGTTGCCCGGGGCGGTGTGTGCTTATCGTCGCCATCGGAGGTGACGCGGAACACCTTGCCGTCCTTTATCCGGCGGAACACCTCGTGATAGGCAAAAGCCATAGACTTGTCCACAGTCACGGTGTACAGGCTGGTAACACCCTCTTTTTCTGCTCTTTTGGCAGACAGAGAGGAATCAAAAACGATAGCCGCTTCGAACATTTCACCGTCTTCCCACGTGGTTTTCTCTCCACCTTCGCAATCCGGCACTCTCTTGGGCACCAGACGGACACAGGCGGCTTTGAAATCATCCATCAGGCTCATAGCTTCCTCCACTGGTTCAGGGCACTGCGAAAGGCATCTTGCCATGTGACAGGCCGTCCGGTCGCGTGGTTGGTAGCCTTGGTGTAGCTATAACCGCCGAAGCTTTCGGACGTGTAGGGCCCGGAAGGGTTCTTCTCACACCACTGCTCGATTTCCTCAACCAGTTCCAGAACATCACGAGGGATAGCCAGCGCCCAGACAACACCATTGAAGGTCTCATTTCGCAGTTCTCGCGTAGGATACCGATAAAGTCCATCGTTCAGGATACTGCCCACGATACGGAAATACTGGCCCTTAACCAAAAAGGGCAGTTCAACGCTGCCCCCTTTGATCTCATAGCTGCCACGGTGGATTCCATCCGGAACTACAAACCAGTTGCGCAGGTGACGTAAAACCTTTTCAAGCATTTACGTTACCTCCTTTCGATGATCAGGCGATGGTGATATCCTTCAACACTGCACCCTTCAGGGTGTTCTTCAGTGCAATGCCTGCTACCAGTTCGACTTCGCCGGTCTTGACAGCACCGGGAGCCTTCAGGTCGGGCATATAGGAGTTGATAACACCGGATCCGGTGGGAGAAATACCGTGGAGACCGTCCAGACCCAGGCTGATTGCGTAGATCGCAGTCTTGCCGCCCTCAGTTGCCACAACATCCACAGATGCGGTACCGTTGTAGAACTTACCCATGTCAACCATGGGGACACCGGCGTACTTTTCTACGGTGCGGCCGAAATCGTCCTTGCTTCTCTCATAGTAACCAGCACGGCGGGCAATGGAACGCAGTTTGATGAGCATAGCCTGGTTCATCATCAGCATGGTAGCATTACCATCCAGAGTGCTGATAAGTGCATCCATCTCATCCAGGAAAGCGTTGTAGTTGGCATCCAGATCCGCAGAAGTAGCCAGAGCAACCTGGCTAGTCAGCTCGTTAGAGGTACCCGCCAGCAGCTTCTTCAGGCCATCGAACTCAGAGTTGTCAGTATCGCCGTTGATGACCATGTTGTGGAACTGGTTCGCGGTAGCCTTTACCTTCTGCTCAGCCTGGAAAGCCAGTTCATCCACAGCGCCGGAGGTATTCTGCAGAACACGGTCCACCTGGAAGGAACCGCCCATGATAACCGCACGGGTAGACTTCTCTTCGCGCTTGGCTTCGCCGGGGGTGTATTCAGTGTTGATGGTACGTACTGCGGCAGTAGAAGGAGACTTCAGCTGCACATAGCCATAAGCCAGAGTGGAGCCGCCGGTACCAGGGGAAATGCTGTTGTCAAAAACCAGCTGGTCCAGGAGCAGGGAACTCCGACGGAACAAATCGATAACCTGCTGGTCAACCTTGTCGGTCATGCCGACCTTTGCTTCTGCTAAAGTAATGGGCATTTGTTAATCAATCCTTTCTGTAACGGTCCCGAAGTGCATCTGCCAGAGATTTAGGCTCTTCGGGAGTGGTGTTGTTAGCGGGAGGTGTAGAGGTATTCGCACCGGTGGAAGTGGTGGTGGAAATGAACTCCGGCCAATCCTTCTTGACGGCCTCGATTCTGGCGGCTTCGTCCTTGACCTTATCGCCATCCAGTTCCAGATCGTCGATTTTGGTGAACTCCACAACGCGGTCGATGTACTTCTCGGACACGCCTGCGGATTTCAGGAGATTGCGGAAAGCGGTTTCTTTCGCCTTGCGAGTCTCCTTTGCGGAATTTTCAGCCACAAGATCCTCATACTTCTTCTTGTAGCCGCCGTCGCCTTCCGCTTTCAGGTCGTCCAACTGCTTCTGGACACCGGGAAGCTTTTCAGCATCGGTTTTGTACTTGTCTCGGTCTGCAGTCAGACCGTTGACAGTTTCGGTATGGGCTTCGATTACACTCTCGACCTGTTCGTCGGTCAGGCCCATAGCCTTCAGGAATTTGCGGGTAAGTGCCATAAAAAATTGTCCTCCATTTCTTCGGGGGCGGTTCTTCGCCCAATGACTTGTATAAAAACCGCTGTTCCTTGCGGTAATTACCGGAATAAAAAATGGAGAGCGCAGCTAAGCGTTCTCCATTTCGTCTCTCATTATGTTGCGGTAGGTATCCTTGTGGTCAGCTACCGCTGGTTTCAGGTAAGGCCGTGCCGGCTGACCAGATGTGGTATGCCAGTTACCCTCTTCATCCTTGTAGCTCCATGGATCCTGACGGCCTCCGCGGTAATACTTGCCGGTACCCAGCTCCACGTAAGGTCCGTATTCCGAATTGGTGCCTACGTAGGCAGCTTTCTCCTTCATATCCACATCGTGTGAAATGCTGTTCTTCAGGTTGCTTTTATCAAAAGGAGCTAAGTCAACTGCATAGCCTTCCGCCTGCTCCCCACAGCGTTCCAACGCACGGAGGATGGCATCTTCCATTTCCTCCAGAATCTCGTCGCTGTTATCTACCGTCTCGGTGTGAACACTAATGTTCAACGGCATCACCTCCAAAAATAGGCATAGAAAAACCACCGTTCCATAATCGGTTCGGTGGTCAATCAAGCACTGTTTTTAAATAATCCTCATATTCATAAGGAATCCCGATATCGTAGTTCTTGTAGTAGTGTAAAAACTCCAATGGGAATCGAAATTCGCCATCATGATATTGGCCTGCGTGGAGCTTTTCGCCGGTAAAAATATCATTGGACGGCAAGCTGGTAAGCCACTCCTCCAGCGATTCAATATGAGCAATCACCTTATCTTTGGGAATCGAATTGCGATAATTCTTATATTCGGCAAAACTTTCCGTAGCCCGTTCATAAGGCAATCCCTTGAAATATCCAAAAAGTGTCACTTCGCTCGCCTCCTTTGATTTGGCGTATATGTAACAAATTTTCCGTCGGCATATTCGCCGACATACATTCTTCCCTTGGAAGAGATATATAGTGTATCATTTGGTGCCTTGACTTCCACACCAAGTGCGTTTGCCAATTCCTCAGCAAAACAGTATTCATCTCCAACCGCCTTGCCAGTACTGCACGAGAGTAAGCGGATTTTCTGTCCGTAATAGCCCTCGCTATGACGAATCACAGATGCAAGCAACCTCGCTGACATATTGGTTTCTTCCGTGCCGAAGCCGACTGCACTAGTGGATCCGTGCATTGCTACGTCAAAATAAGTTTTCAGAGGTTTGACCTTTTTGATATTCTCATTCAGCGGATCACCATCAGGGAAACATGCAAAACCATTTTGCAACTTCATTGTACTACGTTTTACGATGGAATTCAAGCTATCTCTGTTGCTTACTTTGAAGAAATCTAAAGCCTCTCCATCCATTTCTACAAATGAGTCAGCAGTCATCTTTTCTTTCCACTCCACCCATTCTCGGTAGTTCATATCCTTCACCAGCACATTTTTGGTGATGCTCTTCCTATACTTCTCCTTTTGAACAAGTTGTTTTTGTAGTCTCAGGCGTTCCTCGCGCAAGTGCTTCCGTTTTTCTGGATCTGTTTCAGCCTTTTCTTTTGCAAGTGCGCGATCATATTTCTTTCTGACCTTGTTCTCTTCTTCGAGAGCAAGTGTATACTTTGGATTTTGCACCCGCATCATCCGCGGCTCAGCCTCAATGCCCTCTTTTTCGATCTTCTTCATACCACATCGGCAATTGTAGACATCGCACGGATCAGCACCGTGGTTGCGGTCACCAGGGTACATCATTTTACTGCCATTCTCGGAAACAAAGAATTCGTCAATGTCTACCGTCTGGCCATCCAGCATTCCATGGGAATGTCTGGTTCTGCCGTCCTTGGTGGCCACCCAACGCTTGCGGGACTTAATGCCCATCTCCTTTGCCCGGATATAACTTTCCTGTCTACCTGCGTTCTGAGCGCCTGTCAAAGCCGTTCTGGCGTTCCGAATGGCAGAAACACGGTTCATATCGGTAATGCTCTGGAAGCGTGTAGCAATCTTACCGGAACTCTCGCCCAGCATAATGCCGGTCACCAGTTCACGCTGCAGTTTGTTCTTGTTCCATTTCAGATCCAGAGGAATATCGATGCGAGGTGCCGGAAGCAGTTCAGGATCATCCGCCAGTAAGCGGCGCACGGTCTGTTCATCGAACAGCGTAAAGCCCACATTACCGTGCACCTTCTCGATGGTGTAGGCGGAGTAGTTATAGTTCAAGCTGTAGATACCAGGCGTGGTGTCGTTGACATAGGACAGCGCCACCTGATTTGCTTCATTGCACCGCTTAGCGATCTCGTTTTGGAGGGCAATATAACGCTCTCCTCTGCCGATCTGGGCCATTCGCCACAGCTGGTATTGTTCCTTAGTGATCTTGCCCGCTTCCATCAACTCCCGCTGGTGTTCGTCACGGTCAACCAATCTGTTGAAATAATCGTCAATGATCACCCGGAGTTCTTTGGAGACATCCGCATAGATCTCGCTGATTTTCTTTTCCAGCTCAGCTAATTGCCGGTCTGTTTCCCGGTACGCATAGTCCATAAGCTACCTCCCGGTTATTCCTCCTCAGGAGGCTCGGTCTTTGTACGGTTAGCGTCCTCTGCGGTCAGTTCCTTTATCCTGGCTTCGGATTCCTCCGGGGTCAGGAAGGGCAGCTTCTTAAGCGCCAGTTCATCTCCAAGCACCGCATAGGCGGTCATGACCATCTGGGTTTCCTCGGTCTTATTAGCAATTTTGTTCCAGCGGAAGGAAT